TATATGAAGGCAAGAAAGTCGGAAGTGTAGGCTTGATGGGGTGCTTCTCGTTTTACATCGCACATAATATCCAAGTCGGTGATATGGGAGCAGTAACTACAAACAGTTTAGAAATATATAGAGAACTCAAAAAGGTAAAAGCTCATGGTAGAATGTGTGAATGCCCTATATGTAGGAGACTGGAAGGCAAGTGTCCTCATAAAGACAAAGACTTTGACCCTCGTTTTACCCATACAAGGATAGCCTATAACTTCAAGACTTCAGAAATATCAGCGGCCTTGGGGATAAATCAGTTAAAGGTAGCAGATCAGATAATAAAGAAACGTCAAGCTAATGTCAAATATCTAAATGACGGACTCGCAGGGATAAAGGAACTCCAACTCCCTAAGTATGACGAGACTGTAAGCTATCTAAGTTACCCGGTAATCCTTAAAGACCCTAATATAAACAGAAGTCAATTCTTAAATGAACTCTCAAAGACAGTAGAGAACCGTCCTCTATTCTCTTGCGTGCCTACTCAGCAGCCTGCTTATGAACACTTAAAAGAAAAGTGGGAAGGAAGATTACCAAATGCAGAATGGCTAGGGGAGAGAGGATTTCACTTGGGATGTCATCAATTTTTAACACAAGAAGAACTAGATATAATGATTAAGGAGATAAAAGAGTGCCTAAAATAAGCGTACTTATTACAGACTACTTAAAACCAGAATTTACTAAAGCCTGTATAAAGAGCGTGGAAGAATCCGACTATAAAGATATAGAAATACTGACTTGGGATAATTCTGTTCGTAATATTGGTCTTGCTAAATCTCGTAACCTTCTAGCAAGTGAAGCGAAAGGAGAGTATATATTCTTCCTAGACAATGACACTATAGTCAAAAAAGACATATTCAATGAACTATTGAAAGAGAATTATGATATAATGGGTTGTAGAGAATTTGATTATGCAGGTATCAAAGAAACAAACTCTATGCCTTCACTTGATAGGTTCGGCTGTCCGGCCGGGGACGATAAAAAACTATTCTATCCTAATGGAGCGATATTCATTAAACGAAGTGTGTTCGAGAAAATTGGGGGTTATGATGAAAAAATGTTTTACTACGGAGAGGACAGGGATTTATGCTGGAGAGCTTTATTAACAGGGTGTACGATTGGTTATTGTAAAAAAGCCGTATTCTTTCACAATAGTAATTCTATCGGTAAAGCTAATTATAAAAGAAGGTATCTATCGGAGAGAAATATTATCCGGACTATGCTTAAGAATTACACAATAGGAAGCTTGGTTAAAATACTTCCGCAGTATATCTTCTGGAGTATCTTAGAATTTTCCCTTGTATTATTTACCCAACCAGTGGCAATCGCTAGATGTTATCTTCCTGCTTATTGGTGGAATATCAAAAACCTAAAAAGCACAATAAGCCTTAGAAGAAAGGTTATCCATAGAATAAAAGATAGCGAGCTACCATTCTCTAAAAGGATTGGGAAGTTATGGGTTTTGTTAAATTCAGGTGTGCCAAAGTGGGAGGGAAAATGATAGTTAATACTAAGTTTGGTAAGAACCCTAAGCTATGGGAGTTTATAAATATCTATGACTCTGAGTTTGGAGACAATGTAAGCATAGGTGCGTTCTCTGAAATAGGTGGTTCTAAGATAGGCAATAATGTCAGATTTCAAGCTCATAGTTTTGTTCCACCCGGTTATGTTATTGAAGACAATGTCTTTTGGGGGCCGGGTGCAAGAGGAGCTAATGACCCTAAATTAGACGGTAAGTTACTCGGTAGCACAATTAAAGAAGGCGCTAAGATAGGGATGGGTGCTTTAATCATGGGTGGAATTACTATTGGGAAGAACGCCAAGATTGGAATGGGGTGTATCGTAATCCATGATGTCCCTGATAATGCGACAGTAGTTGGTAATCCGGGGAGGGTAATTTAATGATGGTTTCAGTAGTTGTCCCAACAAAAAACTCTGATGAGTTCCTAGAAAAGTGTTTGATAAATCTTCGCATGCAGACATATCTAAATATGGAAATTATAGTAGTAGATAATTTCTCTAAAGACAAGACCATAGAGATAGCAGAGAAGTATGCAGATGCAGTTTATCAAGTCGGCCCTGAAAGAATGCACCAAGCTAATTATGGAGTAGAGAAAGCCACAGGGGAAATAATCTATCTCACAGGTTCGGATATGACAAGAGATATTGATTTTATCGCTCAAGGTGTAAAGAAGATAAAAGATAATTTAATATATGTCGATGGCTATGACGCAATTTACAATTCTGTGAAAACTCACGATAGGGTGCAGCATTTTTGGGGTAAGGTCAAAAAGTTGGAAAGAGAAACATACATTGGGACATTTATAGAGTCAGCAAGGTTTTTCAAAAAGTCAGCTTGGCAAGAATTAGGTGGATTCAATGAAGAAATAATAAGCCTAGAAGAGGACTTCCAACATAGGCTAGATTCAGAATATTATCAGACTGGGAGGATAGACGCTAGAGAGTATCACTTGCATGAAGATAAGACCCTAAGAGAAGTATTTAAGAAGGCTATATACTACGGTAGTTATATGAAAAAATACCTAAAGAAACACAAAAGCAGAGGGTATAAGCAACTAAACCCAATGAGGCCGAATCTAAGTATGTTCCTTAAACATCCAATATTATTAGTAGGATTTATTATATACAAACTCGTACAATATACAGGAGGGTTCTATGGACTTAAAAGGTAAAAGTATCGCAGTCACTGGGGGATCAGGTTTCATTGGTTCACAACTAATAAAGGCTTTAATGGAAGAAAACCCGGAGGTGATAGTCAATCTTGACTTAAAGACAGGACACAACTTAACCGAGTATAGAGAAATGGAGGAGTTCTTTGAAGATAACAAGATAGATATAGTCTATGATCTAGCGACAATAGCATTACCGGCTTCTCTTATTCATCCTTACAAGGTAGTAAGCGATGTTACCAAGATGATACTTAACCTCTGCGAAATCCAAAGACGAGGATATTTCAAAAGACTGGTTCATATGTCATCATCAGAGGCTTACGGTACAGCCTTAAAAGAAGCTATGGATGAGACTCATTCACTTAAACCGAGAACTCCTTATGCTGCAGGTAAGGCAGCCGGAGATTTAATTTGTATGTCTTATGTAAACACCTTTGAAAACGATATTATAATCCCCAGATGTTATAATATCTATGGTCCATTCCAACCGTTGCACTGGGGAGCAGTTATCCCTAAGACCATTAACAAAATCCTAAATGGACAACAACCGATAGTATTCAGAGACGGTACACAGACAAGAGACTTTATGTACATAGATGACGCAACAAAAGGGGTAATTTTGGTTTCTAAATTGCCTATGTCGGGGATAGTAGTAAACATCGGAACAGGGATTGAGACAAACATAAATGGTTTGGTAGAACTAATTAGTTTATTGATGGACTGGCAAGGTGGGATAGACTACCAGACACCAAGGGCTGCTGATGTATCAAGACATTGCGCTGATTCTAGTTTACTGTTTAATTTAACAGGGTTTCAACCCAGTATAAAATTAGTAGATGGATTAAAGGAGACTATTGACTACTATACTAACTTACATCATCTTAAGACTCTTCGTTAGAAAGAAGTACACTCTTGAAGGAGACGAGTTAAGGCACTTAGCTTCGGCTAAGACTTTCTATAAGCTATGGAATAATTCCTTCTATGATATGCACCCTCCGTTATATTCTTGGCTTATCAGAGTATTTAGATCTGGAGTATTAGTTTCTTTGGGATGTAGTATCGGGCTGTATTATATAGCGTATAACCTATATGGAGTGTTGGGTTTAACCTATAACCAGAAGATACTAGCTCTTACATTCCTAGCATTCAATTATACACTGATATATTATTCAAACAGGACATTCAGATACCAACTAATCGCTTTGCTTGGGACACTAGGGGTATATCTGCTGCTGACCCATCAATGGATTGCAGGGGGTATCACACTGGGGTTGTTAGGGCTAACCTGCACCTTTGCCGGGCTAAGAGGGTTCTGGATTTGGTTATTGTTAGGAGCTAACTGGTTGGCTTTATTATATTATGGTGTGGTTTTTGGTTCTTGGTTTGTAATTAAGGCAAGAGTTTATTCTAAAGTTAAATACCATCCTTCCGGGATAGAGGGAATGGTCGAGGAAGTAAATCCGTTTACTTTTAAACAACTACTAACTCCGATGTATTTTAAATGGAATCATTCATATTATGGAGAGAAAGAATTAGGATATACTTTAAAAGGATGGATGAAAAGAGTCGGTGGAGTATTCGGACTATACGAACCTTTGCATATTCTAGTGCCAATTATTTTAGTATTTATGATTAGGGGAATGTTCTCAAGCCCAATATGGGTTTCCTTATTAGTTTTAATTCTGCTCTACCCTTCGTTATTAAAAAGATACTTACCTAGAAACTCAATCATAGCTATACCGTTTATCGGATTTCTACTAGCTAAGGGAATACCACCGATACCAACTGGAGTTATTTTTATTATACAAGGAGTTCTTCTGTCAGTATTTTTAATATTCCACCACGTTCTATTTACTGCCAAGCCCAACATAAAAGCCAAGGGAGTATCAAAGTATCTAAACAGTTTACCGGGAGACGGAGTTATCGTTGATGGAATGATTTGTCAACCAATAGCCTACCAGACAAATAAAAGAGTAATTGTCTTGACTAGAGAACCAAAAGAACCGGAAGCTATATATCAGACAGACCTTGCTATCAATGAGTTTAAAACCAACTATGCAGTAATAAGAGAATGTGATTATACCTCAGCTACTTTATATATAAGAGACCACAAACTTATCAGAACAATAAAGGAGGATAATACGATTTATCATGTATATCAATTATAACTACTTGAAAAATGTATTCTCATTACTCAGGCTTATTCCTAGTCTACGAGTAGGGGGAAAGTTCTATAATACCTTTTTCCCTAGAAGAGGTAATTTACTGCTTTACATAACCAACAGGTGCAATTCAAAGTGTTTAATCTGCAACCATTGGAAACAACAACCAAAGCATGATTTGTCTGTAAGGAAAATAGCAGAGCTTATTAAATCTAAGACTATCGGGAGAAATAATTGGACTGTTCAAGGTGGAGAAGTATTCCTGCACCCGGAGATTGACGAGATACTGCACTTGTTGCATAGAGAGGAAGTAAACTATACTCTATTCTCTAATGGGATAATGACCGATAGGCTTGTCCGGGCAGTAGAGGATTATAAAATAAAGTCAGTCAACATATCCCTTGACGGTGGACAAGATACATACGGAAGAGTAAGGGGGTATGACGGGTATTGGAATGTGTTAGAGAGCATTGATAGACTAAAAGATATAACAACAGTTCAAGTAAACTATACTGCCTCGCCATATAATACTTTTGAAGACTATGAACACGTAAAGAGAGTATGCAGGGCACTAGATGTAAGACTTATGCTTAATATATACTGTGAGGCTAATTATTCAGGGGTAATTGAAAAAGACAAACTCATTGACGAAAGATATACTCAAGAGAAACACCCTTATCCAAAGTATTATAACAAGTGGGTTAAAGGAGAGGTTAAGTTCTCTTGTCTTGGAGTTTTATTTACTGTAATGATAAACCCCAACGGTGATGTGGTTCTTTGTCTAAGCAACCCTACGGTGTTGGGGAATATCTACGATGAGAGCATAGACGCTATTTGGAATTATAGAGGCACAAAAGAAATCCACAGAAAGTTCAAAAACTGCAACAAGTGTTTTATATCCTGCCAGAAATACTTTGATGTTAGGATAGCCCAATTAAGGGGGAAAGTATAAAGTATCTTTTAATATCACCGAATAAGGCAGGAGTAGCGATGTTCTTTGCGTCACCGCCGATAGGTCTAGGTTATCTCGCTACTGCCTTACGCAAGATAGACCAAGAGGTAGACTTAGTTGATTGTGTTATTAACCATTGGGATAATCAGAAAACAACAGATTATATAGATGAGACAAGACCTGATGTAATTGGGATAACTATGTTCTCAACAGCGTTAAATTCTGTTAAAGATTTGTTAGGAAGAGTAAAGAAACTCGATTATTCACCTGTTATAATCCTAGGTGGCCCCCATTGTACGGGAGTCCCGAAGCATACATTAAAGTTTTTTCCAGAGGCAAACTATGCTTTCAGAGGTGAAGGAGAAATATCGATAGTAGAATTTCACGAATTTCTATCAGGTAATAGAGAAGAGAAAGACGTTACAGGATTAGTGTGGAGAAAAGGAGATGGAATAATAGTCAACCCACCGATAGAATATAAAAATATAGAAGAGTTCGGATTCCCTGCTTGGGATTTACTTTATCCACCCAAATATTTTAATGAACTTACAGTCGGGAAGAAGACAATCAATATACATTTCACCAGAGGCTGTCCGTTCCATTGTAGGTTTTGTGTTAAACTAGGCACGAAAATAAGGATAAGAACAATAGATCATATCTGGTCAGAGATAGATTACTTAAATGAAAATTACGGTATAGAGAGGTTTATAATAAATGACGAGGGGTATACAATGTTTCCTAACTATGTAAAGAAATTCTGCCGTTCAGCTATTGCCAGAGGTAATAAATATTCCTTTTTCGCCTGTACTGGGATGAGATTAAACAGAATGGATGACGAAATGTTAGAGTTAATGAAAGAATCAAGGCACGATATGGACTTCGGAGTAGGGATAGAAAGTGCAGTACCGAGAGTAAGACAAGACTTAATGAATAAAGAATTGACTCAAGAAGAATTAGTCAAGGGATTGGGACTACTCAAGAAGCATGGCTTTAGACCTGTAGGGAATTTCATTATAGGTTTCCCGGATTCTACATTTGAAGAAGATAAAGAAAGTGTCCGTTGGGCTTGTAAGGCTTATGATAAAGGTCTACTATGGGGAGCTAATTTCGTTCCTTGGCTACCTTTGCCCGGTTCAGAGGCAGTTAATACTCTAATCGCCAATGGAGAACTAAAGAACTTTGACTTCTCTAAACTTAATTTAAGTGCAGTAGTCTATGCCCCTAAAGGGAGGACGATAAAACAAATGGATAGATTAAGAAAGTGGGCAGTATGGAAAATAAACACCAGACCTAAAATATTATGGTGGTACATTTCTGATTGGGGTAGATTAAAAAGAGCGGCAGTAACGTTTCTAAGAATATACCTTCCCAACTGGATGCTTTGGGGAGACTGGAGGAGAACATGATAGGAGTTGCATTGATAATAGTAGTCAACATATTATTTTATTACAGAACGATTTATTATTCTGGTATCTGTGATGACATCCCAATATTCAACCTAGCGACAGAAATTCCCAAAGGTTGGTGGATGTATTTCTGGTATCATCTACACGGGAGGAAGTATAAAAGCTGGAAACTTGCCCATATTCAGACACTAACTATCCATACTATTAATTCAGTTTTAATCTATATAGTCTTTGGAATGAATAATATATCTTTATTGGCTGCGTTGTTGTTTTCAATAAACCCTGTCAACAACCAATGTTCTATATGGATCTCCGGTAAAGGGTATTCAATGAACACGACCTGCGCTTTGTTAATGTGGATGTTCCCATTATTCAGCCCTATAATTTATTTAGTAGGAACATACTTTTGTGGAGCGAGCTTAGTATTGTTTCCGTTAATCTTTTTATTTACTAAATACTGGTGGCTGGCAAGTTTAGTTATCATTGGATTATTGAGAGAGAAAAATAGAATATGGGATAAGAAAAATCCTACTTCTAAATATAATACAGAAAGCAACAAGGAACTATTAACTATCCACTGGGGCAAGGTTATACTGGCATTAAAGACTTATGGATATTATTTTTCCAATGCTATACTCGCATTTAGACTAGGGTTTTATCACGGTTATTGTTTCCTACACGGAGTAAACGAAACAGAGAATAAAAAATCTTACAAGATAGATACTTACTTCTTTATAGGGTTAGCATTAGGATTAGTTACACTCTATACTTTGAATATCTATTTAATATGGTTTACTATAAGTCTTGCCGTTTGGTTAAATATGATGACCTTCAATCAAACACTCGCAAACAGATACGTTTACCTTCCCAACGTGGGAGCGATGTTACTAGTTGCTAGCCTTTTAGTAAAATATCCTCCATTGTTTTTTATTCTTATTACTTATTACGCCACTAAGTTAGTGTTCTTTGTCATAGCCTATAAGAATGAATACTGGTCTATAGAATACTCTTGTTTAGAACAGCCTGATTTCTTTTATCCTTGGCAGAACAGAGCAGTCCATTGTTTTCAGAACCAGAACTATCACGGAGCATTAGGTAATATGATTAAGGCAAACACGCTAAGACCCAATGACTGGAAGATAGTTTATAACATCTGCCAAATATATATGATGATAGGAAACCTCGCAGAGACTAGGAAATACTACGAGCAAGCCCAGAAGTGTATGATTGATGGTAGACAAGGCCAGATAGATGCGCTAATGGCAAGACTAGGCAAGTGGATAGACGAAGTAGAGGCACAAGCCAAAGAAAGTGGTAAGGTAAATATTGATATAGGAAAGTTTGATATGCAAAGGTAGGAGGTAAAATGAAAGTCTTACTAATCTTACCCCCTAGCGTAAACGAAATACCACCATTCTTGGAATCTAAGCATAAACAGTTTCCTTTACTTCTGGGTTTCCCTCTAGGCTTAGGGTATATTGCTGCCTATCTTAGAAAACATGGTGACCACGAAGTAAAGATAATAGATGCAGACAAAGATAAGCTATCCATAGATAATATACTAAATGAAATAATGATATTTAACCCTAACGTAGTAGGTATGACAATGTATACGATAAACTCTAAGGTAGCAGTTGTACTAGCTAAGGAAATAAAAAAACTAAATAAGATAAAAGGACTAGGGATAAAAGTAATAGCCGGTGGTCCACACGCAAGCGATGACTATCCTAACGTACTGACTAACTATCCATACTTTGATTATATTGTAGTCGGAGAGGGAGAGATAACATTCGCAGAGTTATTATCAGGAGCTGACCCCAAAGGAATCAGGGGACTAGCATACACAGAGAACGGAGAGATAGTTTTCACAGGCGTAAGAGAGTATGAGAATGACATTGACAAATTTCCTCCTCCGGCAAGAGACTTAGTAGACTTTGGAAAATACATACACTCAGGGACGCTTCTCCCATACTCAATAGAGATAATGGGTTCGAGAGGTTGTACCAACAGGTGTGTATTTTGTAGCTTTCAGAAGAGATGGAGAGCGAGGACGTCAGAAGAGATAACAAAGGAAATGAAAGAGCTAGTTAAGAAATACCCACAGACTAAAACATTCCTATTCTATGATGATAACTTCTCAGCTAGTAAGAGCAGAGTAATAGACTTATGTAAGAAACTAATATCTGAAGGACTGAATAAATACAAATGGAGCTGTTTATGTAGAGCAGACCACATGGACGAAGAGATGATAAGTTGGATGAAGCTAGCCGGGTGCGGAAGAATGCTGATAGGATTAGAGACTGCTGATCCATTTATAATGAAGAAATTAAACAAGCATATAAAACCAGAGAAGGTAAAGGAAGTAGTAGAGATAATAGACAGGTATGGTGTAGATGCTCTAGTATTCTTTATCATAGGCAACCCCGGAGAAACCAAGAAGACAGTAAGGAAATCTTACAACCTAGCCAAGAAACTAAAATGCCAGTCAACCTTTTGGAGTATTATGCAAGTATTCCCCGGCACACAGTTGGCAAAGTGGCAGCCTTGTAAGGATTTCGTGGGATATGTCTACGAGCCAGAGATAAAGAAACCCTGTGCAGCGATAAGCGCTAATGTAATGGCATTTGAGAACCCCGGAATGGATAGAGAACAGATGAAACGAACATATCAAAAAGTATTCAGAGATATACTAATCTATAAAGCATTCAGATACCCATTGTTTACTTTAAGAAAGTTATTAGTCTCACCAAGCAAGGCGTTAAGGTTTCTATTAGGGTTGTTCAAGTATAAGGGATAAGGAGGTATTATGTTATCAAAATTATGGTCTAAGTATTTTAAATGGAGAAGTAAATATGGTAGAAGATTATTTGATTTTAGGTCAAAAGAGCATTTGAGAAAGAATAATGAAAATAAATCTTAATTTTATACGTTTATGCCCTTACTGTAAGAAAAGAAAAGTAAAGAAAGTAACTTGCGGTAATCTAACCTGCCAGTACAAACATCACATATTCCTAATGAGAAAGAAAAGAAAAACAGAGAGAACCTGTCCTTCACGTAGAATAATAATTCATATATTTAAGTAAAGTTTCGACAATATATCGTGAGTATTCCTTGCAATTTATATAAAAAAGGGGGAAAATTATATTGTAGAGGTATATTATGAGTGTGAAAGAACTATTTATAAATAGATGTAAAGATTATGTCAGAGATTTCTTGCTGTCAGAAGATAAAAAAGATATAGAAAAGGCAGAAGTAGTAAGGAGATTATTTAGTTTAAAGCTCGGCACTAATAGAATAAGCATCAAAGTAAAGAAAGACGGTAAAGAGTATATACAAACATACGATATTAAATATAATAGAAATGCGTACCCAGAACTAAATGTATGGCGTAAGAGAGTATTCGCAAGAGATAACTATACCTGTCAGAGATGTAACAAACGTTCAGGCATCCTCAATGCACACCATAAAGAGACTTGGGTAAACTCTCCTGCACTTAGATTCGTAGTAAATAATGGAATAACTTTATGCGCAAAATGCCACAAGGTAGTGCATCGCAAACACTTGAGATTTTAAAATGGCAGGAAACAGTAACAGCGGAAGAAGAAGTCAGAGTGACGAAGAGAAAAGACTCAAGGTCATAGATAAGGCGTGGGATGTTATTGATGTGTTTCTCCATGATGAAGATATCTCACTTAAAGCTAAAGCAGAAATGGCAGCAAAATTAGTAGTAAAGAATATGCCTACAGAAATACAAGGCAGCCTTGATGTTACAATGATGCCAACTGTTAAAGTTAATGGAAAAGAACTGGAGGCAGATATTGGCTAATGTGTTAGAACTTCCCGAACTATTACAAATACCCTCAAAGTTATTGCCGATAATAGAGGACATAAATAATTATCGGTATTTTCTTTTAGAAGGCGGAAGAGGCGGAGGCAAGTCACAGGCAATAGGCAGATTCATTCTTTACTTGTGTGAACAAAAGACCTATCGTGTAGTCTGTGGTAGAGAGATACAATTAACTATAGTAGAGTCAGTATACTCATTACTTACAGATTTAATCAGAAAGCACAACCTATACTGGGAGATACAATCCCATAAGTTAATCCACAAGACAACCAAATCAGTAATAAATTTCAGAGGCTTCAGAGAACAAGGCTCATTCAATATCCAAGGAATGGAAGGTATTGACATAGTCTGGATAGATGAAGCTCAAGCCATAACTAAAGATACCCTCGATGTCCTAATACCAACCATAAGAAAAGAGAAGGCAAAGATATTCTTCTCAATGAATAGGTTTCTATATAATGACCCGGTCTATTCAACATTCTCAGGGAGGAAAGACTGTAACCATATCCATATAAACTATGATGAGAACATCTATTGTACTCAAGCCTTAGTCAATGAGGCCAATGAATGCAAAGAAAGAAGCGAAGTAGACTATGCTCACATCTGGAAAGGTGAACCACTAGCCGCCGGTGACGATCATCTCTTAGACTTCAAGACAGTCCATGAGTCACCTAATCTCATATTCTATGACGAAGGTACACAAAGGAAGATACTCGCAGTAGACGTGGCTCGGTTTGGAGAAGATGAGACAGTCTTTACTATCATACAATCCCAGAATATAAGACAATGGAAACAAATCTATCAGCATACATGGAAAGGAAAACCCTTGACCGAGGTAGCTGGTAAGACACTAGACCTAAAGAGAGACTTCAGGGTTGACCTAATAGCCATAGATGATGTAGGGCTAGGTGGAGGAGTTACTGATATTCTAAGCGAACAACGAAGAGTCCCTGAGCCATTCATAGGTAATGCTAAATCAAGCAACGATAGATATAAGAACATGGACTCAGAAGGCTTCTTTAGAATGAAGGGCTTTTTCGACAAGGGTGATATAAAGATAATGAAAGACCCGATACTTACTGAACAACTATTATCTTTGAGGTTCAAATACAATTCAAACAACATAAAGACAATGATTACTAAAGACGAAATGCGTAAGCTAAATGTTAAATCACCTGATAGAGCAAAGGCTTTGATGATGGCTTTATACTATACAGATAGAATATTCAGTGCAAAGATAAACCTTAATTTACCAAGAGAAGCTATAAACTAGGAGGAGATTGTGCCAGTCATAAGTACAATAATAGGAGCGATAGGAGCAGTAGGGGGAGCAGTTGGAGGAGTAGCCGGGGTAGCATTAGCTCCAGCAGCCGCAGTAGGTGTAGGCGCAGCAGCAATAGGTGGCGCAGTTTATGGGGCTGGAGCATTAGGTGACGCATTAACACCAAATATACCTCAACAAGCACCTATACCAATAGCACCAAAGTTAGAAACCCCAACAAAAGTATCTCCACAAGTCCAAGCTCTTACTCAACAGACAGAAGAGACTGCAAGAGTAGAAACTTTAAGAAAAAGAGCAGCAAGGACTAAGACATTATTAACAGGCCCACAAGGGGCACTAGGTACAGCACAGACAGGTAAGAAGACACTTCTTGGAGGGTAATGGAAGTAAGACCTTATGAACACAATAATGATAAAAAAGTATTTGATTTAATACAAGAATCTAAGGTCGAGTATGATTTTGATAAGTATAGTTTGTTCTTTAATGACGAAATGGTTGCATTACTAATGTCTAAATTTGCTAATACTTCATTCGTACTAGCAGATGATAAGAATATCGTAGGTGTAATGGGAGGGTTGGTAATCATATACCCACTAAATGGTGAAAGGATGTATCAGGAATATATATGGTATGTTAATAAAATGTACCGCAAGTATAGCATGAAACTATATAACTACCTAGAGAACTATTGTAGGATAAGCAAGATTAAGTATATTGTGATGGGGCATATGAACACTCTCAAAGCTAAGAGTATAAACAGGCTATATGACAAATTAGGGTATCAGTTTATGGAGAAGCATTACATTAAGGAATTGAGATAAGGAGGTATATGCAGAAAGCAGAGACAAGCACAATCGATGCCAAGAAAGAAGTAGAGAAACCAACGTTATCCAAGTTATTGGAAATCTCCGTTGACTCAGAGAACAAGATATACGTCAACTGGCCTACAGACAAGAAGGAACTTACTATAGTAGCCCTATCAGAGGCTATTAAATTAGTAGAAACATATCGGAAACCACAAGTAATAAAACCGAAACCAAAATTTATGGATTTCGTGCGTGGCGTAAAGAGATGACATTATTCAAGACTAATCCTAAAGCATACCACAGACAATGGAGGAGAAATAACCGAGAGAAGGTTGCTGCTTATACAAGAAAGTGCCGTTTCGATGGTAGCAAGACTTGCCTCGATTGTGGCGAAGTCATAGGAAGAATAGCAACAAGGTGTAACAGTTGTAATAAAAAAGGCAGTAGGTCTTCTCATTGGAAGGGTGGGATTACACCACTTGGTTTAAGAATTGGTGGTTCAAGAGAATACGTAAAATGGAAATTGGCTATTTTAACTAGAGATAATAACCAATGTCAAGAATGTGGGGAGATTATAGAAGTAGTAGTCCACCATAATAAATACTCACTTAAATATCTGATGAGAGACTTCTTAGGTGAATACAATCAATTCAGTCCATTAGAAGAAGTGGACATATTAGTTAGGTTAGCAAGTAAATACAAGCCATTTTGGGATATAAATAATGGGATAACTTTATGCACAGATTGCCATAAGAAGGAGCATTGTAAGAGATGAGGAGAAGTAAATGAGTTTTTCACCAGAAGAAATCATTAGAAGAGTAGACAGACTAAGCGGAGACAGAAAGAACTATGAGTCGTTCTGGCAGGATGTGTCAAAATACTGTCTACCTCGTAAAGCATACATCACGACTAAGAAGACACCGGGAAGTAAGTATGCCTATGACGTATACGATTCAACAGCTATGCAGGCTAATATGGTACTGGCCTCAGGGTTACATTCATACTTAACTAACCCTAACTCTAAATGGTTTTCTTTAAGAATAGAGGATGAAGAGATTAATGAGAACCAAGAAGTCAAAGAGTGGCTTAAAGACACCGAAGATAGGATGTATAACGTCCTTAATGCTTCTAATTTCAACCAACAGATACATGAGTTATACTTAGACCTAGGAGTATTTGGTGTAGCCTGTATGTATGAAGAGGAAGACCCGGTAGAGGGTATCAGATTCTATTCAAGAGACATAGCTGAGATATATCTATGCGAGAATGAGAAAGAACGAGTAGACACAGTCTATCGTAAGTTTAAGCTAACAGCATTACAGGCTTCTGAGAAGTGGGGTGATAAGGCCGGAGAAGTAGTCAAGAAGTACATGGATAAGAAAGAATACGACAAGAAGGTAGACTTCATTCATGCTGTTGGGCCAAGATATGAGAGAGATGTCACTAAAGACGATGCTAACAATATGCCATTTGAGTCAGTATACCTAGAAGTCAGCCGTAAGCATGAAATCTCACGGTCAGGGTATAGAGAGTTCCCTTACTTCACGCCTAGGTTCAATAAGAACTCCGGGGACGTATGGGGTTCAAGCCCTGCTATGGTACTTTACTCAGATATTAAGATGGTTAATGAAATGGTTAAGGTATTGATAAGGTCAGCTCAGAAACAAGTTGATCCTCCTATGGTTCTGCCTCATGACGGATTCTTATTGCCTATCAAGTACGGACCTGCTGCTTTAAACTTTAGAATCAGAGGCAATAAAGATGATAAGATAGAACCTCTAGTGACAGGAGCTAATATATCAATAGGAATAGAAATCATATCTCAATGGCAGTCTATAATTAAGAAAGGGTATTTTGTGGACTTATTCCTTTTACTAGCTGACCCGGCCCGTAAGGACATGACAGCTACTGAGGTAATGCAGAGAGTAGAAGAGAAGATGCTAATACTCGCACCAGTTCTTGGACGGTTGATGAATGAGTTTTTAGATCCTTTAATCAATAGGACATTCTCAATACTATCAAGGAACGGAAAGCTACTACCTCCACCAAAGGTCTTACAGGGCGCAGAGTATAAGATAGAATATATATCACCTCTAGCCAGAGCGCAGAAGTTAGACCAGATGAAGTCAATCAATAGCTTCTTGGCTCTTATACAACAGATAGCAACAGTCAAACCTGATGTATTAGACAACGTAAACGAGGACAACGTAGTAGCAGACATACAAGAACTCTACGGAGTTAATCCTAAGTATGTAAGGTCTAAAGAGGAGATAGAGAAGATAAGGGCGGCCAGAGCAGAAGCAATAGCAGAACAACAGAAGATGGCAGGGATACAACAGATAGCAGATGTGGCAAAAACGGGTTCAGAAGCAGAGTCTAATTTAAAAAAGGAGTAAGATGGTATACGGAGCAAAAAAAGGCGCAGGTAAGGGGAAAAGACGAGCAGGTGGCAGTGGACGTAATAAAAACACAGGTGGCTGCAAGTCAGGTGGTCCCGGATATGGTAAAGGCGGTGGAAGAGGTAGAGGAACAGGAAGGAAAGGATAATGCCTAAAGGAAGTAAAGTCCACAAATGTTATACAAACCTAAGAAGTAAAGGGTATAGCAAAGGCAAAGCAGCGAGGGTATGCCAATCATCCACAGGACAAGCATTAAAGACAGGGAGAAAGCCAAAGAAAAAATGACACCGGAGGAGAAAGTTCTAGTAGAGATAAAAGAAAGCATTGGAAGGGCGATGCTAAAATTACAGGAGATAGCAGATAGAAAGAAAGAACTAGCCAATGAGAAAGCAGTGTTTGAGGAAGAGAAGGGAAAGTATCAGTTATTGATAGTAGATTATAAGGAACATAAGAAGGCATTAGAGGACAGAATAAAGATATGGAATACACAGCACCCATAACACACGGAATACCTAGCTTACATATTTTAGTATCTAATAACTCTACTATATATACTGATAGCTTTGTCCTCACTCGTAAGAGGTTCTTTGGTGTAGAGGTTATGATGTCAAGTGATACTGATGTCAACGTACAAGTAGACCTAGAGCAATCTAACCAAAGAGAAGAAGTACAAGGCTCTTATTCTTCTAACTTTGTTACAGCCATAGGTACACTAGAAACTATCACTGATGAGAACGTTCATTTGTTACCAGTAGCACCAGTAGTCGCTGTATACGCCAGACTTAAACTTACAGGGCTTTATTCGGGTACAGCAAGCAATAGCATTACAACGGTACTTGAGAGGGCTAACTGGGTTGAGGTAGAGGCTTAAATGGGAAGTCGTCATAAATATCTAAGTAGCTGGAAAACAGATAATGATAGTTTTGTTTACTTAGGCGGTCCGAATACAGAAGGCAGCTGGAGATTTAAAATAGATGGTAACGATCTTGTCGCCCAAAGATTAGAGAGTGGTTCATGGGTAGAGAAAGGAGCATTCACAGCATGAAGAGTTTAAAAGTTTTATTATTGTTATCCTTAATACCATTATCGGTCTTTGCTGGCGTAAGGACTACGACTATAGTATCTCCTAATGGTACGATAAATTGTGACAACGATAACCTTGTAACATCCGGTAGTGTTTCTATCGGCTCAACAGTAGCACCTACAGTAGCCTTAGATGTAACAGGATATATCAAAGCATCAAAAACAATTTCAACTTCAGAAAATTGCTTAGTTGGAAATATGGTTGGGATTGGTGATTTGAATATTAGTCAAGCTGGTATTATTGGATGGGAAGGAGAAGAAAGTAATTTGATAATAGATTATGCTGATGGGCACGAAGAAGCAACTTCTCTTATTATCCAACACAATGCGGTAGAAGTAGCAGAATTTGATGGGGATGGAGACTCTAAATTTACAAGTAATGTAAGAATCGGCTCAACCGTCGCCCCTACAGT